GACCATGATCCTGCCGGATAATGTGAAGGGCGATCCGGTCGCCCACATGGAGGACGGCATCCTGACCCTGACCTGGAAGGTCAAACCAGAGGTAGTGCAGCAACCGAAGTTGATCCCAATCCAAAAAGGAGGTAAGAAGCAGGTAGAAGCTGAGCCAGGACAGTAATTGTCCTGTTTACCATAGCCCCGCCAGGTTTCCCTGGCGGGGCTTCTCTTTTAGTACATGGATATCAAGCAACTCGAAACCGCCCTCAACGAAAAACTCGCCAAACCTTTCGTCGCCAGTTCTCTCCTCTGCCGGATGCGCCTGTTGGACGAAGCCTATCGCAAGACGGCGGCGTATAGTGACCCCCGGTTCATCCCCTTCTACTATCACCTGGGCGGGCTGATAAAGCCCCGGAATTTACTCCAGATCGGCTTCGGGTCGGGCGTATTTGCGTCGTGTTTACTGAGGTCGTGTGATTCCGTGAAGCGGGTTTTGGCGTTCCAGGAGCAGGGCGAGGAGTTTTATTCGCCACGGCTGGGGCGGTCGAATGTGCGGGATTATTATAAGGGAGAGCTATATATTCATGTCGGGTCCACTCAAGACGACGAATTCTGCAAGATATTCGGGTCCGAAAAGTGGGACTTGACCATAATTACTGAAGAGACTGGATACGATAAAAGCGCAGCCTACCTCGATCTTGTCTGGCCGCAAATGGAATTCAATGGACTTGTGGTAATGGACTACCTGACCCGGCACACACCGGCGTCCCAGGCATTCTTCGACTTTTGTAAAGGGAAGAGTAGGGAACCAGTCACCCTGAAAACGAGATATGGAGTGGGCATGGTACAGAAGTGAAAGGTACTTCTAATGAAGGATGAGCAAAAAATACTCCAACTGGAGGAGAAGACACGACAACAGGTAGAAATATTCACACAAGCTAATCTCCCGACCCGCCTCGACACTGAATGTCTTGAGATGACCAAGACTTGGAGCAAGACCGGCCTGCTGAAGAAGCTGGACGACTGGTATGTGCTATCCAGGATGGCGATTCTCTTGGAAAATCAGCGGCTTATCAACGAGCAATGCGTCAACCCCAAGCCGCAAGACCCCGGTTATTCGGAGTGCTACGCCGTCGCCAAGCGGTGCAGTATCCCAACCGTGCGTCGTATGTACGACCCTTCCCGGTTCATTGGCTGGGATATCGTCAGTGTGCAGCCGCTCCTGGGTCCGGCCGGATACGTTCGTTTCCTGTCCTGGGAGGACGACTGGACGGCGCACGCCAAGTCGCTCGGGCTGCTAGAGGAACAGGACAAGCTGGTGGAAGAAGTCGGCAAGGAAGTGAAGGGCAAGTGGCGTTATCTCCAGGGTAAGAAGTGCGAACTGAAACTCGTCAACGAGGATGTCGCTGCTAAGACCCGGAAGCTCAAGTCTTGCTACCAGTATAACCAGGACTTGCGCCAGCAGAGGGCCTTGGAGTACGAGGTCGATATGGTGGCGGACATTTCTTTCGATATCGCCGGGGAACTCTCTCGGGAAATCCTGACGGATATCAGGAACAATGTCGGGACGTTATCCACCTATGGCTACAGCAATAACGCAGAATTTTACGACAAGGTATGCGTGGTGGCCGAGGCCATTGAGAAGAAGATCGGTGAGTATCCGAACTGGATCGTCACATCTCCGAAGATCGGCGCTCTCTTACGGGAGGTCGGTTTCGAGGAGGCCGAGTCGATATCCAAGCGGGAAGGACGACCGTTCTTGGGTAAGTTGGGCGTGCTGAAGAAGCAGTTCACCTTATACGAGGACGACCTGTTCCCGAAGGATAACCTGATTATGGGGTATAAGAACCCCGATAACCCGTACCACGCCGGTTATCACTACTGCCCCTATGTACCGCTGAGCATGATCGAGGTCATGGCGTGCGGTGACGGGTGCTGCTGGAAGCCGGGCCTGGTGACGAGATATGCGAAGAAGCTGCTCCGATGTGGGTCGAAATACTACGGCAAGATGGTTGTCAACGGACTGCCTGAATAAACACGAAGCCGGGGAGCAATCCCCGGCACACTTTTAATTAGAGAGGGAAAATGGGATACGAAATCGTTTACACATATCAGGACCGTGGCGGCGAGGGCAACCAGGAAGAGGTCAAGACCATGAAGAAGCGGCTGGGCGATCCATACGACGATATTCCGTTGGAGAAGCTCGCCGGCGCCATCATGGGCCAGTTTGCCCGCCGGGACATCTGGGTCACGAACGTCGAAATCTACGAATATTCCAAGAAGAAAGTCAGCTTCAAGGAAACCAAGGGTGGGATTATAGTAAAGAACAAGAAGTTCGTGGTGGGAGATGACGCCAGCATTATCATGCAGGATTTGGTTGAGGCCCCGCCGGCGCCGACCACCCCGCAACACCAGCCGGCCAGACAGATGGTGCCGGCGACCACCGCTCAGCAGCCGGCGCATATGCCGCACAATAACGGGCAGCTACGCCCGCAGAAGTGGGTGATTTTTCAGCCTTCGACCATGAAGCCGATCCGGGAAAAGGGTTTGCGGTTCACGGTCGATAAGAAGTACCCGGTTTTCCAGGAGTATATGAATCACACCGGCATCGGCATGGTTTATAAGACTCTGGACGACCTGGGCCGGGAGATCGACGTACTGGACGAGTATTTCGTGCCGGCGGACTTGAATCTATTCGCTGACAAGGAACTCAAGTTCAGCGAAACTGGCAAGGAGCGGGAGGGCGGGAAGTTGCTCTGGAGTGGCATGGAGAACGATGCACAGATGCCACAACTGAGGTAGTGATGAAAAATCACTGGTTGTGGGAGAAAGCGGTCAGGGAGGGCAAAGAGTATTGGGACGAGTTCGTCCTTATGCAAAAGATGAAAAAAGCGATCCGGGATGGCACTTACCTTACTAGATATGGCAAGAAGCCCAAGCCGATCATCGACTTTACTGATCCGAATCTTGTTATATGGGGAATGAAACATGAGCAAGCAACAGAAAAAGATGCAGAAGAAGAAGGATCGGGAGCGGGCCTCCCGGCAGAAAGTCCTGCACCGGCGGGAGCAGATACGCCTCCAGAAGAAGGAGGAAGAGGCCAAGGAAAATGCGATGGAGCAGGAATATCTGCGGGGCACGCAAGCCCTGAAGCCGATTCCGATCATCAATGACGAGGCCAAGCGGGATGCGGCGATCAAGGCCCGTCTCGAACGCAACCTGAAGATATTGGAGGCGTTAGAGAAGGAATATCAGCAGGAGCAGGCCCAGCGCAAGGAAGTGAACGCCAAACTGGAGGGCGAGGGGGCGATGACCTTGAAGGAGAAGCTCGAATATCTGAACAAGATGGCCAAGCAGGATGGTTCGCTGACGCAGGAGGTTGCGGTGGAGCCGGAAGATAATCCGACGCCCGATGAAGCCCTGGAAAATATCGTTTTGGAAAAATAACTGAACGGGATTGAGTCGAGTGCCGATATAGCTTACAACGGGGATCACCACTGGTGGTCCTGAGAACTTTCTACTACGTTCTTTAACTTTCTTTAACTAGGAGACATATCCATGTCGCAGTACGACTATGAAGCCCTCGACCTCTCGCAGATGAGCAAAGAGGCCGAACGTCTGAACAAGAAGCCCGGCGAAAGCAATTTCCTGGACAACTTCGTGCCGCAGATCGAAGGCGAGGGTTCCCTCCAAATCCGCATCCTGCCCCGCTTGAAAGGTAAGCAACTCTGGTGCGCCACCCGGACGCACAAGCTGGGCACGTTCCCGAACGAGCGCAGTTTCCACTGCCCCCGTGAACTGCGTGACACGGCCAACGGTCAGTTCTGGCAGGCGATCAGCGAGGACGAAGGCGGTCACGGCGACTGCCCGATCTGCCAATACTACAGCGGCAACTGGAAGAAGTCGCTGGCGCTGCCCAAGGACAGCCCGGAGCAGAAGAAGCTCCAGGAATACCTCCGCAAGATGAAGCCGGTCGAACGGTACTACTACAACGTCATCGTGCGGGAGTGCGTGAACAAGAAGACCAAGAAGACGGAGCAGAACGTCGGTCCTCTTATCTGGTCGGTCGGCAAGACCATCCACCAGATCATCGTCAACAACATCTTCGGCAACGCCAAGCTGAAGATCAAGCGGCTGGGTGATGTCACCCACCCGACGAACGGATTCGACTTCAATCTGGTCAAGACGATCAAGGGCGACTTCCCGGACTACTCGCAGTGTGGTTTCGAGAAGGACTCCACGCCAGCCGGCGACCCCGACCAGTGGGAGAAGTGGATGGCCCAGCGCTATAACATCTTCGACCTGCGGAAGCTCCTCACCTTCGAGGAACTGGAAAAGGCCCTGATGGTCCACACCGGACGCATCAAGGACACCAAGTCGGCGTTCGACACGTCCAAGTACGATCCCGAAGAGGGTCAGATGGGCGGCGACGGCGACGACGTTCGCCAGGAGATGGCGCAGACGACCCAGAAGCCGGTCGTCAAGCAGGAGCGGAAGCCCGAGGCTGCCAAGACCGAGCAGGAAATCATGACTGACCCGGCCTTCATGGCGGAACTCGACGGCATCCAGGTTGACGAAGAGTAAGTATGACGGCTGTGCGCAGTAGTCGCCAAGACTACTGCGCACAGTCTGTTTAAGGCTCTCCAATGCTCACGCAACATGAAAAAGAAATAGTCGCCTCCTGCTCGGAGCAGTGGCGAGGCCCGAACTGTTGGGGTTGGCGGGACGGCTATCGTCTGGGCCTGGCCGACTCCATCGCAATGCCAGGGTTTGGCTGACCGTCAATCGCCCTGGCCCGGTTCCGGTGCCAATTGCATGAGAGCGGTGTCTTGATCGCCATCCGTGACATTAACGACTTCTTCTTCTCAGTCACCGGAGGAAGCTATCTCAAGAACACTCAATCTCGGATCGTGACAGCAGAGGTATTCAGAAGAGGCGTGCCGAAAGTGGCACAGAAGAGGCAAACCAACAATGGCTAAGAAAAAGGTAAACGACGATGATTTCTATGACGACTTAGCGGAGGCTACGGGCGGTGAGGTTCTCGATGAGATCGAGACGATTGCGTATTACGTTGACACCGGCTCGCTGGCCCTCAACTATATTTGCTGCGGCAAGTTCATCGGCGGCGGCATCCCCGGCGGACGCATCACCGAAATCTACGGACCCTCGGCGTCCAGCAAGTCCCTCATCGGCACCAACATTCTCTTCGGTGCCCAGCGCATCAACGGCGTCCCACTCGTCATCGACAGTGAAAACGCCATCAACAAAGAGTTCGTCAAGAAGGCGTCTCACTGCGACCTGGCCAAGATCATCCGCTACTGCCCGCCGACGCTGGAGCAGTGCTTCAAGAAGATGTTCCTGGCCATCGAGAAGATTCGGCAACTCAAAGGCCCGGAAGTGCCGATTGTCATCGTCTGGGACAGCATCACCACGCCGCCCATCGAGCGGGAGTTCAAGGAACTCAAGTTGCCCGAGAAGTACACCCAGGCTCAGTTCAAGGCCCTCGTCGGCGCCAAGGAGCAGCCGGGCGAGAGTGCCCGTGTGATCTCCGGCTACATGCGGAAGCTCAACGCCGTCATGGAGCAGTACAACGCCACCGTTGTCATCATGAACCAGACTCGCAACAAGATCGGTGTCATGTTCGGCAACCCGGAAACGACGGGTCGTGGCGGTAAGAGCATTGAGTTCTATGCCTCGCTCCGGCTCCGGCCTCAGACGCAGAAGAAGATTCTGAAGAAGCTCTATGCGGACCAGGCTGCGAGCAACAAGAAGAGCAAGTGCATGGGCATCAACATCAAGTTCAAGAACGTCAAGAACCGGACCTACCGGCCTTACGTCGAGAGCGAGGGCATCAAGCTCTATTTCGACAAAGGTATCAACCCGATCTCCGGTCTGTTGACCTGCCTGCTCGACGCCGACCGTGTGGAAAGTGCCGGCAAGGGCATCTGGGCCGTGCGGCCGGAGTACACCAACGGCGAAGAGGTCAAGTTCAAGTCCGGTCTGGAGGGCAACGAAGTCCCGATGGACGTGCTGCTCAAGTGCCCGGCGTTAATCGACGCCACGGACAAAGATCAGGTCGAAGAGTATCTCCGGCCGTTCATGGATGCGATCAACTACGAGTTCAACGAGGACGTTGAGGAGAAGACCGTCAGCGAATCCGATGAGGAGGAAGCTGACGAGGAAATTGACCGTGAACAGGACGGTGAGGAGTAAAGAAAGAGGCCGGCTTTCGCCGGCCTCTTTTGTTTATTCTTGGGGTGCGTACATGGCACCGCTCAACGTCACCGTACCCGCAGGCGTGGCGAAGTCGGCAGTCCAGTAGTTGTGGCTCATGCCAAATCCCACATCGTTGAAATGCGGATTCAGGATGTTGGCCCGGTGGCCGGGGCTATTCATCCAGCCGGCGACCATCGCTTCAGGAGAAGTGTAGCCGGCGCCGATGTTCTCTCCGGCACCCGCCCAATGGTAGCCTGCGGCCTGGATGCGTTGGGCGAAGGTAATTGGACCCTCGTTGTGGTCCAGCCGGTTGTTGATTGCCATCCAGTCACTATGCTTTTGGGCAACTTGATTGAGGATGGGATTGAGCCGCAAAGGTGCGGAACTGGCTTTCTGACGTTCGGCGTTGCAAAGGGCCAGTAGTTTGTCGGCCAGATTGTTCCCTGGCGGCGGCGTTGGCGTCGGGCCAGGTGGCGTTGGTGGCACCGGCTTTGGTTTTGGGCCGGGCCACAGTGTTCGGATAATGGCTTTCAGCATACCATATCAATTCGGCCCGCCTCATTTTTGTATCTGGTATTTTCCTGCCCCCACCCGTTCTACCGCTTTTCCTTTGACGGCTAACTCCTGCCGGACCCGAGCGATGTGATTGCTCAAACAGGGGACGCTGAGGTTATAACGCTTGTAGCGGCGGCGTAAATCCCGCAGGGCGACCACTTCTCCTTTCAAGAACTTCTTCTGGATGAAGCTCTTAATCTGCGAGGCCAGCCGCAGAATCTTGCCACGGTTCTTGCGAGGCTCCACCGCCATTTTGATCTCGATCAGTTCGCAGTCCTGGACCGGCGGTGCGACGAAGTTGGCGTCACAAATAGCCGGCGCCAGTTGGGCGAGTTCCAGGATCGTCGGGTCCACGACCTGGACCAGCGATATTTCGGCTTTGAAGGTCTTGGAGAACTCGATCAGTTGCGGGAAGTTTTTCTCGTGCGTGAAGAACTTGCGCTTATCCTTGGTTTTTATCATCAAGCAACGGGTGTTCATCATATCTCCCTATGGAATGTCACTTTATTTTAGATCATTGTTCCTGGCGATTCAATCATATAATAAAGAGGAGACAATATGGATCAAGGCATTTTGCAGCCGTGTAGCTTTAGAGACTATTATCGGCGGTTCGGTGCGGAAATAGAGATCAATGCGTTGGACGGTCGTAGCCGCCCGCCGGGCGAAAAACTGCCGGACGGCATATTCTATATATCGCAAATGTTGGCCTCGAAGCTGCAAAGTCGAGTTGAAGTCGCCAAATGGCATCACACCCACCACAACACCGGCTGGGTCGTGAAACCAGACTCCAGTTGCGGCATGGAGGTTTGCTCGCCGGTTTCCAAGGGCACCAAGGGTCTGGATAATATCTGCCGGGTGGTCGAATACTTGCACGACGACCCGCTGGTGGTGGCCGACGAGCGCTGTTCTTTTCACGTCCACGTCGAGGTCAACGACTTGTCCAGCGACGAACTGGCTTCGGTCTTGGCCTATTGGGTGAAGTGCGAGACGGTGTTCCTGGATTCGACGCCGCCGCTGCGAAAGCGCAACCGCTACTGTCAGCAGCTTGGTATCAGTGACATTTTCGAGCATGATAGCACGTTCACGCCGAACCAACTTATCGCTAAGCTCAGCACCTACAAATATTTCTCGCTTAACACCTATCACTTCTATAAGGGTCGCCGGCCGACGATAGAATTTCGCATTGCCGAAAATCAAGCCTGCCGGAGTCCGCACTATGTTCGGAACTGGATCAGGCTTATAATCCACTTCGTAGAGTGCGCCAAGAAGACGCCTTTCCCCGGACCTTATCAGGAAGGCAACCCCTGGTCGTCCTACCTCTGGCTCGAACCCAAGGACGTGTTCACGTTCCTGGGCTTCCGGCCGGGTCAAAGTAAGTTGTCCCCGGAGATGGCACAGACGAGGGATTGGCTGCTGGTCAGGCTGCTGCTGAATATCACGCCGACTGGCCTACCGGGAGTGTGGTCCGACGAAGTGCGTTCGGCTGCCCACGAGCAGGTTATCGAGTTGGCGAATGAGTTGCAGATAAACTCAGGGAACTCAACTATATAGCATAGGTTCTTAATTAGAAGGATACCATGTTGTACAGGAAGAAGTTGCAAGAGCATGTGCGGGAAATGCGTGGATTGGGCGATGTCTTGGTCCCGTATAACTTCCCCAAGGCGCCTGCCGAGTGGGAAGATACGATCAACATTCTCAAGGCCCGTGAGATCACCGTAGACGGCTATACGGCGGTGGTTCATTACAGCAAGGGCGATTACGACGACCACTACCTGGAGACACTGCAAATCCTGGGTAAGAACTCCCCGTTTTTGCCGTTCCATGTTGTCTGCAAATTGGCCAAGTCATTCCTGGGCGAACACGAGCTATCGCTGGTCGAGATTTTCCGTGAGAACCGCAAGATTTACTGCTGGACTCTGACGGTAGACATGACCGGCAAGCCGATCCCGTCGCCTTTCGAGGGCGATGTCGAGAAATGCAACTACGAAGGCTTTGAGTACGGTATGTTGCAGCCCGATCAGGTCAACTTCCATTAAGCTTCTCGGCAAATGCCAAGGTCGAGACGTAATCATTCCACTCACTGGCGGTTTCAAGAACGGCCGCTTCTTGTTCCTCGGTGAAGATATCTTTCCACTGCCAAGTCGAACTCGTATCAATGGGGCGGTCGATGGCCGTATTGCCAACCGCCAGGCCGTTAAATACTTCGTCGTGCGGCAACTGGTGGTGGCCGAGCAGGTTTTCGTCCCAGGGGATGTCCAGGAATTGGCTGATGATCTTTAGGTGAGCGGCCGGACTGTGGACCAGCATTTCGTAGTGGATGGGCAGGACTGGCCAGCCCAGCTTTACCATCTCCAGGTACTTGGAAGTCTTATACTTCCAGAAGAAAGCCGCTTTCCTGTATGTCGGGTGGGTGTCGGCCTCAATTCTCTTGATCTCTTCTGTACATTCGTCTCGAAATCGCCGGTGGGGGTCGGCGGGCCAGATCACGTCGATGGCATTCTGGACACCGTTGAAGAAGCATCCCCTTCCGGTGGGGAGTTTTAACATGGAGGCGATGGTCGCCCGCACGTCACGCATCATGAAGATGATCGGGTCGCCGTTGTAGAACTTGCGGTAGTGTTCCGACTCAATCACCCATTCAGTCCAGTTAGGCATTTTCAGGCCGACGATGGGGGCATTCTTGCTGTTGAGGTATTCGTCCTTGAGAACCGCCTCATAACATTTCCACTCGTCAAAACAGTGAATCTGCGGGTGCGAGTCTAAAACCAGTCTCATTAACGTGGTGCCGGTGCGGTGGCACCCGAAGATAAAAACCCTCCTCGGGCGAGCCATAGTCCTCCTTGTCAGGGAAAGATGTAGGTATTTAGTGTCTTAGGTGACGTTCTTGATAGCAACCGCCGTAATGCGCATATCGTGAATCGTGGCACTGAGTTGCACGGTCCAAGCGCTGTTCACTACTTCTTGCGGCAGCGGCGGGTTGGTGGGCACCACAATAGTATCGCCGGCCGGACACCATACCGAGAGCCGCACGGTCCCGCCGAGGGAGTCCCGGAGGTCCATGCGCACGGAGGTCTGGTCGGTGTTGGTGACGACCAGCAGTTTGATGTCTGCATAGGAGTTCGGTCCCTGGGCCGGCAAGAGGACTTGTTCGGTGGCCGTGGTGACGATGATTTGATTCTGCACGACCATGTTGCGGCGGTCGGCGGTGACAAACTCGTCAGAAATGTCGGCTACTTCACATAGTTCGGCACGGACGGTGACGGGATCGCCGTCAACGGCCGGCGTCCAGACGAGGCGAAGATGGGGTGCGGCGGCGTAGATCAGTTGTGTGGCGGTATTGGTGCGACCGGCGTAGCCGGTGCCGTTATAAGTACCGCAGTCGTAAAAGTGCTGACAGTCGGGGCTGGTCTGAACCAGTACGGAGGGCAGGGAGGACGGCGGGTTGGCGCCGTTGGTAAAGCTCAGGAAGAGCATCTTGTGCCAGCCGCTCATGCAAGAGGCCGGCTGGCTGAACACGGGCGAACCGCCCGGCGGCAGTACGATATCGTCGGCAATAACGGTGTTGGTTTTACGGACAGGCATATAGTTATATATGCCTGTCCGTTTAGAACTTGCGGTAGCTTTCGGCCTCGAATTCACGCATGGCCTTGCCGATGCCGGCGCCGCCCAGGTGCATGAAGTCGATGGCCTTGGCCTGCGGTTCGTAGGCCAGGAACTTCTTCATCTCGGCTTCCATGCCGGCCACCCGCCCGAGCGTGCGGATGTCGTCGTACATCTCCTGGCCCTTCTCGGCCTTGAGGAACGGGTCTTCGATCTGCTTCCAAACGTCCCGCTTGCGCAGGTATTCGGCCACCTTCTCGACTTTGAAATCAAGAAGCTGTTGCAGAAACTCGACCCGGCCGAAGGTGTCGCTGCTGTACTTGAGCCGGTTCAGGCCCTCTCGGGTCTTCTTCGGCTCGTTCTCTGCCAGCATCCACGCCAGTAGCACCCGAGGGTTCCGAGGTACGTCGTCCATCTTCAGATCGACCCGAACCTTCAGCCCCGGAAACACGCTCTGGAACAAGTTCAGCGAGGCGTAGTTCAACAAGTAGCTTCCAGGGTGGATGCACTTCTCCAGCCCCATCAGGAACTCGTTGGCGATCCGCTCCGGCGAGATACCGGGCAGGCCCCGCCACTGGATGATCGCTTCCAGAACGTCCGTGCTGATGTTGTGAACCAGTTGACCCGGATTGTACTTGCAGAAGAAACGTACCAGTCGCAGCACCCGGAGGCGGTCCTCACGGAACCGCTCGGCGGCGTCACCGACTGGCCGGGCTACCTTGTTCACAATGTCCTCGAAGCCTTGTCCCTTGCCTTCGGCGTTCAGGTTGTAGTCCCTGATCTCCTTCTTCTGGATGTCGTAGAAAAGGGCGTTCATCGTCAGGTCACGACGGCGGGCGTCGTTGGCCGGGGTCGAGTACGCTACTTTGTCGGGACGCCGGCCGTCACCCGTGGTCGGGTCGTACCACTCCTCCCGGAACGTAGCGATCTCGAACTCCTTGCCGCCGATGACGGCCGAGATCACGCCGAACGACTCGCCCTTCGGGAAGACCTTGATGCCGCCCTTGTGGAGCGCAGAGGATACCTCCCAGGGCAGACTCTCCGTCGCCAGGTCGATGTCTTTCGGCAGGAACGGCTTGGCCGGCTCGTGAAACTTCTGAAACAGGAAGTCACGCACGGCGCCGCCCACCGGGAACAGTTCGTGCCCGGTGTGCTTCCGCATAAGCTCGTCCATCATCAGGACTTCCGGCGGCAGCGGGATGTCAGCCGGAAGCACGTCGAACTCGTCAGCCATCGTGGTCCTCCCCTTGAGAATACGCTGAAAATGGCCGGTTGTAAACCAGAATTCTCCCCTATATACCCATGACACATTTCTGAAAGGGAGGTTCCATGAGCCAGAACAAGATTCAATCGCTTCTTATTTCACACCTGAACAAGCATGGCCATATCCAGTTAATTCTACCGGACGGCATGATGCTGGAGATCGGCGTGGACCAGGAAAATGGCAATGGCGAGTTGGTCATCAAGGACGACTACTGCTGGGTCATCGCCTCCCGTGAAGAACGTATCGCCAGCATCGACTCGTATAATTTAGGGGTTCAGTTCCCCGACGACAAGAAAACGCTGGTGTTCGAGGATAACTATGAGGACGAGAACGGCGAGAAAATAAAGCGACTCGAAGTCATATAGTTGAGGAGTTATAATGAAAACCTGGGGTCAATTTTATCATCACATGATGATAGCGGAGTCCGGCGTATCGCAGCGTGTGGAGCAAATGGCGGACCAGGCATACGATCTAGTGATGCCGGCTTTGCAGGCGGTCCCTCGTTTATTCCCTCAGTGGGTGCAGGCCAACCCAAACTGGAACGACCAGTTCACAGATGCGTTCGTGGGGGCCGTCCAGCAAGTCGGTGAGCGGGCCAGAGACGCCAAAGACATGGCGACCCAGGTGTTGCGCATTCTGGACCGCAATCCAGCTTTTCAGGCTTCAGGGATGGGCATCTTCGGCATGGCGATGAAGCAGGGCGCTACCCCAGGAAGGCCCGCCGGTGCCCGGCCAGCGGCCAGCGCTCCGTCGCCCGGCCTTACAACATCCGGCGTGGCCGATATGGGTGGGGACGAGGCTACGAGAGATAGTCTGGAAGCTGTTATTCGGAAATGGAGTTCGCAGCGGCCAGGTATGCCACGAGTGGGTCTGGTCAGCGACCTGGACCCGGCGATTCAGGCTTCGGTGTTGAAGGTTTTCCCGCAGCATCCGAGCGAGATAAAAGCGATGGAAGCCGGTCGAGGCGTCCAGCTTTATAGAAATAAGGCCGGCAAGGTCGCATTCGTATTGAATCGGTAATTTCCTCTTGAGACGATATCTACCACCAGATAAGATCAAGTGGTTTTATGGGCCGAAACTGGCCTTAGCGAACAGATTTCCTAGCGTCCGTATATGACTCAGTGTTCCGGTAGGTGATAAATGCAATTCGCTGGTTCCCACGGCTACCCCTTCTTCTTGGGGGACGTGAAAGTCGATCCAGATCGTGAACCCGTCCTGGGCCATCTGGAATCGGGACACTGTTATCTGCACGCCTTTATTCGAGGTCGATCCCGACATAACGCAAAAGTTCTGCTCGATATTGTCTCGAACGGAGGCCAGGACAAAGGCCATCACAGCCTTCGTGTCCAGGAACTTGGTCCAGTTGGCGACCAGCAGTTCTTCCAATTTCGCCGTGTTTAATACCTTCATGTGTTAACAGAGTATAGAGAGGTTAATATGAAGAAGACCGAGACGTTGCTGAAGGAGTACGTCAGCAAACTGTCCGAGGACAACCTGAAGTTTCTTGCCGGGCGTTTCACCCAGCGACTTCCCGGAGATTTGGCCGAGGCCATCAATTTTCTTTCGGAAACGAACGAAATGGATCGCTGGCTGAGTTCGGCCAAGGGTTCCTGGGATTTTTACGACATGCTCGATCAGGTCGCCAAGTACGTCAAACGGGAGTTCGACCGTCGCATCGGCTATAAGGAGTAGTCATGAAGTTTAAGAGCAACCCCACCCACGAGGTCCGCCTCTATATCGGCTCCAAGCGGGGCTATAACGGAGCGGATTTCATCCAGGAAGAAATCACGAAGTATGTGTCCGATTTCCAGGACGAGGCCGGTGACGATATCGCCTGTCCGGTTCGCATCACCCGGACCATGTTCGTGTACAAACAGTATGAGGAACCGGGCTGGGAAATTGCCGTCATCAACTATCCCCGAGCGCCCAAGCCCGTCCACGTCATCAACCGCTTCGCCCTGAGTCTGGCCGAAAGCTTGCTCAAAGGCTTCGAGCAGAACCGCATCAGCGTCGTCTTCCCTGACGAGATCGTGATGCTAGAATCTGACGACGCCGAAGCGGGGCACGGACAGAAGAAGAAGTGACGATATAAACCCGGCACGATGCCGGGTTTTTCATTTCAACCACTAAATACAGTGGAATGTTCTCCTATTGCCTAAAGCGGTGGAACCGTTTATCCTCAACCGACTGGTCGGCATACGGATTCAATAAGAGGGGATTATGCCTCCGATTCAAAAAGTTCAGGACCAACCGCAGTTGGTTGAGACGACCAAGTATCCTTACGCCAAATGGAAGTTCACCAACTTCAACCCGGTCCAGTCACGGGTTTTCGAGTTTTATGATAACGATGTCAACGCCCTGATCGCCGCCGCCACCAGTGCCGGTAAGACCGTCTGTGCCGAACTGTTTCTCGCCCACGAGGTCCGGGTCCGGGGCGGCAAGGGTATGTTCCTGGGGCCGCTCAAAGCACTGACCCAGGAGAAGATTGACGACTGGACCGACCCCAACTACCACTTCTCCGACAAGAAGGTGACGAT